CAGCCAGAACGAAGCATATGTGCCGTTGCCTGATGGTCGCCGCATCCCGGTAGCGATGCAAGGCAGTGGAGGCGGCTCCACCAGCGTTGTGGTTAATGTTGATGCCACAGGTAGTAAAGTGGAGGGCGATTCACCTAAAGGTGACCAGCTTGGTCGTGCTTTGAGCCAAGCGGTGCAGCAGGAACTACTGAAACAAAAACGACCTGGAGGGTTATTGAGCTGATGCCAACATTTACTTTTGTCTCAGATTTTGGTGCATCGCGGTTAAGTAAGCCTGCCGTTACCGCATTTAAATTTGGTGATGGCTACGAAAAACGGCAATCGTTTGGCATTAACCAAAACCTAAAAAGCTGGTCTTTAACTTTTAGGAATCGCAGTGATACTGAAGCTAATAATATTGAGGCATTCCTTGATGCAAGAGCAGGTGTTGAATCATTTGACTGGACGGCCCCATCAGGCACTGGATATAAATATGTTTGCCGTGAATGGACCCGCACGCTAGAGATGTTTAATAACAATACGATACAAGCAACATTTGATGAGGTCGCAGAACCATGAGCGTACCAGTATCTGAATTACAAAAGCTGGCACCATCAGCAATTATTGAATTGTTTGAGATCCATTTGGTTACTGAAATACATGGCGCTAATACTGTATTCAGGTTTCATGCTGGCACCAATGCAATAAATAATGGCAATATTGTATGGGCTGGCAATAGCTACCAAGCATTCCCGGTTGAAGCTACAGGGTTTGAGTACAACGGCAACGGCCAACTGCCACGGCCAAAGCTAGTAATTAGTAATGTCTTGCGTTTTGTGACTAGCATCTTGCTTGTGGTAAATGAAACCAGCCCAGGCAATGATTTAAATGGTGCTAAATTTATTAGGATACGTACATTAGCGCGTTATCTGGATGCTGCTAATTTCAGCGCCGGTAATGCAAATGCAGATCCGACCGCTGAGTTCCCGCGTGAGATTTATTACCTTGATCGTAAAGTAATTGAAACTAGGGCTGCAGTCGAATGGGAACTAGCAGCAGCATTTGATTTGGTTGGTGTAAGGGCACCGAAACGTCAATGTATTGCAAACTTATGCCAATGGGTATATCGCTCTACTGAATGCAGCTACACTGCAGCGGTATATTTTGATGCAAATAACAACCCAGTTGGATCTGCTGCTGCTGATGTATGCGGTAAACGGCTTACGAGTTGCGCTACTAGGTTTGGCGTTACAGCGCAGCTACCGTTTGGATCGTATCCTGGCGTTGGATTATTTGCGCGATGAACTGGCAGTATTCAGCATTAATCTATGCCAAAGCTGCAGCACCGAAAGAATCATGCGGGCTAGTTGTTAATTGCGATGGGATTGAGGTGTATTGGAATTGTAGTAATATTGCAGATGGCCTAGATTGTTTTATTATAGATCCAACGGATTGGGCTGATGCTGAAGATACTGGTGTTATCATGGCAGTAGTTCATAGCCACCCTGGGCAATCACCGGAACCTAGCAGCATGGATATTGCAGCTTGCAACCGCAGCCAATTGCCGTGGTATATCGTTAATCCTACTGATGGCACTTGGGGCAAATGCGATGCTGCGTGAAATCCGTGTTTATGGTGAGCTTGCAATGTTCATGGGTGTTAAATCATTCATGGCAGAAGCGCGGGATGCGGCAGAAGCAATGCGCTATCTATTGGTAAATTTTGCTGGCTTAGAATCGCATATGGCGCAGCATGATTACCGGGTGCTGGTCGGGTCTTATAACATTGGCGAAGAAGAACTAACTCATCCTGTAGGTAAAAATATTATTCGCATTATTCCTGTTGTTGCTGGGGCGATTACATGGAAGCAATTTACTGGTGGTGGCATTGGCAAAATTGTTGCAGGTGTTTTGCTGATAGGAGCAGCATTCTTGACCGGCGGCGCTGCGATTGGATTGTTAGGGCTTGCGGCCCCAGTCGCGGTAAGCAGCGTCCTCGGCGGCATCGGTCTATCGCTAGCTCTAGGCGGTGTCTCGCAACTGCTGACACCAGTACCGCGCATTGCTCCACCATCGTCGGGTAGTGGGTCAACGTATTCTTCACCGTCAACAATGCGTGAATCTGAGCTAGATCCACAGAAGTCTTACAGTTTTACTGGCATTCAAAATACATCAACGCAAGGTACGCCAGTACCAATTGTTTATGGCGAGACAATTGTTGGTTCAGTTGTTATTTCAGCTAGCGTGTCAACACTGGAGGTAGTGTAATGGCGATATGGGATCCGGTGATTGCAAGTTATCAAGAATTACCAGCAGAATATAAATATGCGGCTTTATTGAAAGGCCAAGATCAAATTAATTACGTAAATTCATTAAAACAAAAACAAATTGATGAAGCAAATAGACCTCGAATACCGACACGCACAGCCGACAGTTTGGCCAGTACGCAGTATGCAACATTCCTGGACTTGCTTAGCGAAGGCGAAATTGAAGGTTTTCCATCTGCAGCGGGGCTAACCAAGGGGACAGACGCATATAATATTGCAGCTTTAAAGGATATTTACTTAAACAAAACTCCAGTATTAAGACCTGGCGCTGATTTAAATAATGTGCAACTTGCGGATTATACCGTCAAAAATGTAACCATTGAGCCACGTTATGGCACACAAGCCCAAACTTATATTGAAGGGTATGGAGATATAAGCGAACCTGTAACCGTTAACCAAGAGGTAGAGCAAGCAACACCAATCACACAAACAGTAAATGATCCAAGCGTTAACGGTGTTGTTATCACAATAACGGTGCCAGCGCTGCAAAGTTTTGAAAGCAATGGTGATATTTTAGGTTCTAGCTTTACTTTTACAATTGCATTATCTTACAATGGCGGCGCATTTACTACTGTAAAAACTGAAACTATAAGCGGCAGAACAGGTGACGCATATCAGCGTGATTATAGAGTTGACTTTACAACCGGTTGGACTGGTTCTGTTGCAATTAGATTAACCAGAATCACTGCTGATAGTGCTGATCCATCGACAACAGCAAACGCATTTCAATGGGCCTATTATCAGGAATTAGTATATCAAAAACTTACATATCCAAATAGTGCCATTATGGCATTGAAGTTTGACTCTCAGCAATTTACATCATTACCTAGCAGGGCATACCGTATACGTGGCATCAAGGTGCGGGTGCCAACTGGCGTTACCGTAGATCAAACCAATGGGCGCATAATATATCCCAATGGCTATACGTTTAACGGCACCCTTACGGCAGAAAATGCGCGGGTATGGACTTCAGATCCGGCATGGATACTGTTCGACCTGCTTACTAGCACACGGTATGGGTTCGGGCAGCAGTTAGTTGAAGCACAACTTGACAAGCCAGCTTTTTATGCTGCATCGCAATATGCTTCAGCATTAGTATCCAATGGTTTGAACGGCACTGAACCTAGATTTAGCTGTAATGTATTAATACAGAACCAAGATGATGCTTATAAATTAATAAATGATTTGTCAAGCGTTATGCGCGTGATGCCTTTCTGGTCAACTGGTACATTAACAATATCGCAAGATTCCCCGCGTGATGCGTCGTATCTATTCACGATGGCTAACGTTACCGAAGAGGGCTTTAGTTATGCTGGCAGCAGCCTTAAAACTAGGCATACAGTAGCAGTAGTTAGCTACCTTGATTTACAAACGCAAGATGTAGCATATGAAGTAATTGAAGATGCAGCAGGTATTGCCAAGTACGGTGTATTAAAAACTGAGTTGCGTGCATTTGGCTGCACCAGTCGCGGGCAAGCGGCGAGGCTGGGCCATTGGGTTTTGTATTCAGAAGCGAATGAAACTGAAGTTGTTACATTTACTGCAAGCATTGAATCTGGCGTTGTCGTTAGGCCAGGGCAAGTAATAAAAATTGCAGATCCATTAAAATCAGGCATCCGTCGAGCTGGCCGCATTAATGCTGCAACCACAACTCAGATCACAATAGATAACACCGACCAGACAGATGTAACAGAATCATTTAATGCCACCTTATCTGTGATTATGCCTGATGGCACTACTGAAGAACGCGATATTGCAAGTATCACCGGTGCAGTTATTACAGTATCAACTGCATTCACTGTTGCGCCAAATGTTGCCAGCATTTGGATGCTGCGCAATACTGATGTTGAAGCAACAACATGGCGTGTGCTTTCAGTAACAGAAAACAATGGCACTGAATACCAAATTGCAGCCTTAGCCCATAACGCTAGCAAATATGATTATGTAGAACAAAACCGGCCATTACAAAATCCAAACATATCAATCACTGAAGACAGCCCTGATGCACCAATTGGCTTAAGCAGTGAAGAAATATTCTATGCCACAAACAATAGAGCATCAACTAAAATCCTTGTGAAGTGGCAACCTGTACGTGGCGTAAGTGAATATCAAATACATTGGAAACGGGCAGATGGCAATTGGCATATAGAAGATATTGCTAGCGCACAATACGAAATCCTAGATGCTGATATTGGTACTTACTTTATTCGTGTTTACAGCTTAAATCCATTACGCATACCATCAACAGATTTTGCAGATATTACGGTTAATACTGTTGGCAAAACTGAGAAGCCAACCGATGTGCAAGATGTTTCGCTTATACCAATAAATGAATCAACCGCAATACTGCAATGGCAACGCAGTACAGAACTTGATGTATTGATTGGCGGTAAAGTATTAATACGTCACGATATTGCAACTTCTGGCGCGGCATGGGATACATCGCAAGAGATTATTTCATCTGCTGCTGGCAGCCAAACCCAGAAGCAAGTGCCGCTGCTATCTGGCACGTACCTATTAAAGTTTGAGGATGACGGCGGCAGGCGCAGCCAAACGGCAACAGCTATCACGGCTGATGCAACCAAGCCTTTACCAAGATCACGGATATTTGATGTTGGCGGCGAAGGCGATTTCAATTTCCCTGGCACCAAAACAAATATGACATATAACAGCGGATTTGATGCTTTAATATTAACAAACGTTACAGCAGTTGGCGAATACAAATTAGGGTTAGATGACAACAGCCCGTTAGACCTTGGCGCAATATATGATATAAACATTGAACGCCGTATCACTGCTGCTGGCTATAGCGCAGTATCACTGTGGGATAGCCGCACAGATTTAATTGATAGCTGGGAAGATGTTGATGGCGCGGTTGCCGATAAAGTTAATATCGCCATGTATGTGCGTGCCACAAATACCAACCCAGCCAGCTCGCCAACTTGGGGAACCTGGCGTGAATTTAGTAATGGCATAATACGTGGTCGCGGATTTGAGTTTAAGATTATTGCCGAAAGTTATGACGTATCACAAAACATACAAATATCAGACCTTGAAGTAGTGATTGAATTGCAGCAACGCAGTGAAAATTCAGCAGCA